ACGGGGCGTTCGTATTAGAAATGACGATGAGCCTGTTAACCCGGGTGAGTTCCGCGATCTTGATGTTCCCGGCGGTGATATTCGCAATGCTCTTATGCCACTCCCATACAAGGAGCCTTCTGGCACGTTGGCTCAACTACTCGGGGTGGTCGTTGATTCAGGCCGACGCTTTGCACAAGTTGCAGACACAAAGGTCGCGGATGTCAACTCACAAGCTCCCGTGGGAACAACAGTAGCACTGATCGAGCAAGGCTCGAAGGTTATCTCGAGCATTCATAAACGTCTGCATTACGCTCAGAAAGCTGAGTTCCGTATGCTGGCGGAAATCTTTGCTAACAACCCTATGCCGTATCCGTATCAGGTTGGTCCGAACATCAACCCGCAGATTATGGCGCAGGACTTTGACGGGCGTGTAGATATTCTCCCAGTCTCTGACCCGTCAATTTTTTCTATGGCGCAGCGTCTGTCTTTGGCACAGACACAGTTGCAGCTTGCACAGGCCGCGCCGCAGATGCACAACCTGTACGAAGCCTATCGGCGGATGTATGATGCGTTGGATGTTAAAAACATCGACGCTATCCTTCCTGCCCCGCAGCCACCAGCACCGAAGGATCCAGCCACAGAAAACTCGGAAGCCTTAAAAGGTATTCCAAACGTGGCCTTCAAGGAGCAGGATCATCGGGCTCATATTCGTGTGCATGCAGCTTTGTTGCAGTCTCCGGCTATTTCAACTAACCCGCAGGCAGAGTTAATTATACAAGCTCATATACAGGAACATGTAGGCTTGTTTGCTCGGGACATTGTGGAAGCTGTACTTCAAGACGCTACACAAAACTCTTTTGCGGCTGGAGAGCAAATACCACAGATTGATAACTCGTTTGTTGATGCTATGGTTGCCCAGCAGATTGCGGACACCCTAGAACAGCTAGCACCTTTGCTACAGTCTGGCGGCGCAAAAGATCCTTTGGTTGAAATACGGCAGAAGGAACTGGAAAACGATCAGATAGAAATTCAGCGTAAGATGCAGAACGACATGATGGACTTCCAAGTTGATCAAGCCAAGCTCAAACAGGCTGCTGACTTAGCTATGCAGCGTATGCAGCTACAAGAAGAAATTGCTGGCGATAGAAATGAAGTAAACATCTACCGCATAAACACGCAGGCCGATTTAGCGCGGAACCGTGGACAGTGATTATGTGGGACATGCATAACCGCACGACTAAAGAGCAGGCCAAGGAGAATCGTAAGAAATGATCCAAGCACTGATAGGTCCGGCGACCGAATTGATTGGTAAGTTCGTCGAGGACAAAGACCAGAAGAACAAGCTGGCGCATGAGATTGCCACTATGGCGGAGCGTCACGCACAGGAGCTTGCCAAGGGTCAGCTTGAAATAAATAAGATGGAAGCGCAGCATCGGTCTATATTTGTGGCGGGTTGGAGACCGTTTCTTGGCTGGGGCCTGAGCTTTGCGATGATCTGGCACTTCGTTTTGGTGCCTATGGTTACCTTTGGTTTTGCGTATGCGGGAATAGAAGCACCTGATCTACCAGCGTTTGATATGGACTCACTGATGACTGTGCTGATGGGTATGCTCGGTCTTGGTGGTTTACGCACTTTTGAAAAGGCTAAGGGCTTAACAAAGTGAGTAAGACGTTACTTGAATACAAAATCATACCACGAGGTATGATGGTTGCCTTTACGTTTATGGCTTGGAATGTATGTGACTGGTTTATGAGTTTGGGCGCTGCTGCCACTACGCAGCAGACGGCTTTTGTATCGACGATTGTGGGCGCTGCTACTGGCGCTTTTGCTGTATGGATGTCACATGAAGGAAAGTAAAAGCCCGTGTGTTGGCGTTTGTGTATTAGATAAAGAACGTGTAAGATGTATTGGCTGTGGTCGTACCATAGACGAGATTATTAACTGGGGAAAAAAATGGCAAGACCAAGATTAAATCAGTTTGCAGAAGACCTTGGTGTCAGTCGTTCTTCCGCAAAGAAGCTTATGAAGAAAGCCCGTGGTAGAAAAGACGGTGGATCTAACGTGCTTGAAAACTATTCCCCAGAGCTTCGTGCTCGTATGAAACGCTTTGAGGACGCAGAGCGAATTTTTACAGAAGACACAGAGATTGGAACAAAAATGGAAAAATCCACGTCGAAACCTAAGTCGAAACGCAAGGCTTTCAAAGAGTATTATGAAAAGCACGGCGAGGTTCATCCGAAAGACCCTCGGACAAAGCGGAGTCATCCAATGAACCGTGAAGGCTCCCCACTTGTCACAGAGACAAAAGATATTGTTGAAGCTAATGCTGGCAAGTATATGGCTTGTGGCGGCTATGGTAAAGCAATTCAAGGCACAAAGTTTACTGGAGTAAAGTAAGTGGAAAGTCCGGAGAATATTGCTGGAGGTTATAGCGCGTCTGGTGGCTGGGGTTCTGGCCCTTCGAATAATAACGACCGCTCTGGAGACGACAGAACCGTAGACCAGCTACGGCAAGCTCAAGAAATAAACCTTCTTAACACCAATGCTTACTTAAACGATATAGACTTATCAAACCGTCGTGGTATTGATCAGGTAATGAATCTTTTTACCAGTCAATACGGCCCGATTAGCCGCTCGGCTTTTAACACAGCCTATGATAGAACCCTAGCAAATCCGGGTGGAATTGGGACTCTGGGGTACAACACAGCCAAAACCTTAAATAGAATAGCTCCGTCTTTGTTTAGTGGGCAGGTTAAAACAAATGTACCGCAGCTTTCTGGTACGGTTTTTTCAAAAAAAGCTCCGGGCGGCGGAACACTTGTAATGTCTGGCGGCAAGTCAATGGGTATGTCCGCCGAAGATTATTATAGTGGAAAGTCAGGTGCAGATGTTGGACGTTCGGATTTAGAAACGTACCAAGATAAATATGGGTACGCAACGCCACAGGAACGAGAGTTAAACCGCGCCTACGACCAGTATATGAATCCATACAATGAAAGGGGTAAGGTTGGCTACAATCCAGATGCACCGACAATGAACCCTGTTACGGATCAAGTACGTCCGGGGCTGCGCTCAGGCATATTTACGGACATGTCTGGAAGACCTACTGTGCAAGGCCCACTAAGAACGATGGACACCGCATACAGTGCACAAGACAGAACCGCTATGTCTCTTGCGGGGCTTACATTGGGCGGTCTTATGCAGCAGCTTACAGGTAAGAAAACCGTTATAGGTAATGTTCCGTCTATGGATGCAATGCTGCCAACGCCAGAAATGGTGGAGCAGGGGCAAACCTATGGTGGACTTAGTCGCCAGATCGGCGCGGGAATTGGTGATGTAGTTCAAGGAGTTCAAAGCTACTTTTCTCCAGAGCCACAAAACAGACCACCGGCTCCGCAGTACACAGAAGCGCAGTTAAATGAAAACATGTATGGTGTTGGCATGCCTGACTTAGGGGTTTCTTCTTATGGCGCTCCTGTTCCAGAGGCTAACATTCAACTTAATAGATCGGCTGGTCCTATTACAACCGAAGATGTTGTAAGAGATATTGACACGGTTTTAGACAAATTAAATACAGGGGCTTTGGGTGAAATTGGAAAACAATCAAACCGAGGAACCCTAAGACCCGAAGACATTAATGCACAAGACTTAAGAACAACAGCGGGGGCTGCACTTGCAGACGCTAATTTTGACGGGACATATGACAGAAGTTTTTTTAACGACGTACTGGGAATTATGGGTTTAAGAGAAACGCCTACATTTGATTTTCAGCCACAGATACTTCAACGCACTCCTAGCGGCGAGTTTATAGAGATTCAACCCCGCGAAAGAAAAGAAATTCAAGGACCTCAGTCCTCCAGAAGCCTTCCTAATGTAATGACACTTGCGGATGCGGGAAGAAATACCTATCGTTCTGGGTATCAAGGGCAATCGGGCTTGTATAACCCCGGAGGAAAGGGTCAAACATATTATGGTGGCGGTGACCAACAAAACAAAAATTTCCTTGGAACCGCCGCAGAACGCGCACGTCAGGCATTTGATAACTTGTATGGGTACTTTACGGGGTAATTATGAAAATAGAAATTAAACTAATTCCTGATGGAATGGATTTAACAAAAGAAATCCAAGAAGGTTTGCCTGTCGACAAAATGCAGGATGCGTGTCCTATTGCTACGCAAGACGTAGAGACCAATGAGGAGAATGCCAGATATGCTATTAAAGATCATCAGTACGGTCCGGCAGTAAACCAAGAAGAAAGCTGTGGAACGTGCGCCGTATTTAACATAACGGAGCATATGCAGCAGTGTATGAAGGATGAAAGCGGGGAAATTGGCTATTGCCAGTTGCTAAAGTTTATGTGCAGTGCTACTAATAGTTGTGCTGCATGGGAGGAAGGCGGTCCAATGACTGATATGCCATGCGATTGTGGAAAATCAGATTGTGACTGCGGGGTGTAGGTGGACGTTTTACAGTTTATCAATCAGTATCAAAAAATACTGAATTCAAGGATTGAGTCTCTCAGCGAAGGTATTACTTATGGTAATGTCAAGAACTGGGAAGACTACAAAGCAAGAGTCGGCGAAATACAGGGTGTCGCCTATGCTCTTGATGAACTCAAGGCCCTGCTAAAAAAGGTTAATTATGTCGAAGACACTGATAGTACCTGACTACATTCTCGCGCAACGCGAGGCCAAGAAAAAGGCTGAAGAAGCCGCAAAACAAAAACCCCTAAAAGAGAGAGTACCACAACCCACAGGCTGGCGTTTGCTTGTCATGCCGTATATGGGTCGTGAGAAAACTGAAGGCGGTATTTATGTACCCGATCAAGCAAGAGAGCGAGAGTCACGGGCTACGGTTGTAGCTTATGTACTCAAAGTTGGACCTCTTGCATACAAGGACCTTGACAAATTTGGCGAGGCTGGACCTTGGTGCAAGGAAGGCGATTGGGTATGTATCGGACGTTATGCCGGGTCTCGATTCAACATCGAAGGCGGTGAGGTTCGCATTATCAATGACGACGAAGTCATTGCCACTATTGTCGATCCAGACGACATAAAAACTTATGGAGGATAATTGTGTCAGATAATATTGCAGAAGTAGAAGAAAAAGAAAAAGAAATAGAAATCATCGAAGATCAGGATAATGACGAGCAGGAAACAGAAGCCTCGTCAGAATTATCTAACGCAGATGATCAGCCGGAAAAAAGCAAAGAAGAAGAGCTTGACCAGTATTCTAAGTCTGTACAGCAACGTATCAGTAAGCTGACACAAAGGTACAGAGAAGAAGAAGCACAAAGAAAAGCTGCAATTGAGTTTGCCGAAGCGGTTAAAAAGCAGAATGAAGAACTAAAGACTAGACTCGATAAACTCGATCAATCTTACGTTGGGGAGTTTGGGTCACGGATCGAGTCTCAGATTGAATCTGCAAAGCAAGCCTATCAAAAAGCTTATGATGACGGCGATGCTGAAGCAATGTTCGAGGCGCAAAAAGCTTTAAGTAAGCTTGCTATTGATCAAGCCCAGTTGGAAGAACAACAAAACCGCCGTGAAAAGGCTGCTGCTGTACCAGAACCTGCTGCTGCACAGCCGGAAATAGCTCCGCAACCACAGCGGCAGGCTGCACCAGATCCAAAAGCAGAGGCGTGGGCTACTAAAAACGAGTGGTTTGGTACTGATCAAACCATGACCTACGCTGCTTTTGGCATTCATAGGCAATTAATTGAGGACGAAGGATTTGACCCAGCGTCCGATGACTACTATAATGAACTTGACACGAGGATCCGCCGAGACTTTCCGCATAAATTTGCAGAAGTCAAACGCGGTGATACGGGACCCCGAGTCGCCTCTGCGGAGTCCAGTGCTTCTAAAGCACCGTCTAAGAAGGGGCGCAGAACAGTCAAATTAACACCTTCGCAGATTGCGATTGCGAAGCGGTTAAATGTTCCGCTCGAAGAATATGCAAAATATGTAAAGGAGTAAGAAATGACTGATTCTTCAAGAACGCCACGCGAAGCGGCAACTCGCGCAAAGACCCAGCGGCGTAAGCCTTGGGCACCGCCTTCAAAGTTGGAGGCACCCGAAGCCCCGGCAGGGTACAAGCATCGTTGGATTCGCACTGCACTTCGCGGTGAAGATGATAAAATGAATGTGAATGCCAAGTTTCGGGAAGGATGGGAGCCTGTACGGGCTGACGAGTACCCTGAGATGGCTGGGCAATACCCCACCATTGATGACGGTCAGCATGCAGGTGTAATCGGTGTAGGCGGACTAATGCTTGCCCGTATCCCCGAGGAAACGGTAGAAGAAAGAACTGAATATTTCCGGGAGCAGACCCGTCAACAAATGGACGCCGTTGACCAAAACCTGATGAGGGAACAGCATCCCTCAATGCCTATTCATTCGGATAGGAAAAGTCGTGTATCATTTGGGGGCAAGGATTAACCCCCACAACCTTTAGGAGTATGAAATGGCAAACACAAATGTTGCCTTCGGCCTCAAGCCGATCAATACTGCCGGTAGCACACCTGCTACTAGCGGTACAAATGCATACTTCATTGACAGTGCCGCAAGCGCGATCTATCAGGGTTCTATGGTAAAGGCTGACAACGGTGGAGAAATCGTTGTTTGTTCTGCAACCGGAGACACTCAAGCTCCCGTAGGCGTGTTCGCTGGATGTGAATATGTTTCTTCTGTGACTGGCAAAAAAGTCTTTTCAAATTACTGGCCCGGTTCAGGTGCAAACACAAACTTCGATATTATCGGATATGTGTATGACAACCCGATGCAGCGTTTTGTAATTGCAACAGATGCCACAATCACAGACAAAGCTACTGCTATAGCTGCCATTTTTGAGAACTCTCAGTTCAATAATGGTGCAAGCGGCAGCACAGTTACTGGTATTTCTAGCGCACAGCTTGATGTTGCAACTCTTGACGCGGCCAACGCTTCTCTTCCTTTGAAGATTGTTGGCATTCTTGACGATGCAGAAAATCAAGACTTTACAGCCGCCGGTATTCCAATGATTGTGATGCTTAACAACCACGCACTGCTTCAGTCTAATTCTGAAGCCGCAATCGCTTAAGGGAGTATAGATATGGCTATTTCTCGCGCACAACTTGCCAAAGAACTAGAGCCGGGTCTAAACGCTCTCTTTGGTATGGAATACACCCGCTACGAAGGTCAGCATGCTGAAATCTTCGATACCGAGTCATCTGACCGGGCATTCGAGGAAGAGGTAATGCTTTCAGGTTTCGGTGCAGCACCTGTTAAAGGTGAAGGCACAGGCGTGTCTTACGACGATGCCAACGAAGCTTACACTGCTCGTTACAACCACGAGACAGTGGCTATGGCCTTTTCAATCACTGAAGAAGCTATCGAGGACAATCTTTATGATCGTCTGGCTTCTCGCTACACTCGTGCATTGGCTCGTTCAATGGCACACACAAAGCAGGTTAAAGCTGCATCAATCCTGAACAACGCATTTACTGCTGGTGCATTTGCTGGCGGTGACGGTGTTGCTCTTTGTGATGCATCACACCCGCTGACTTCAGGTGGCACGTTTGCTAACGAGCCGGGCACTGCCGCTGACTTGAACGAAACCTCACTTGAGGACGCTCTTATCAGCATTGCCGGTTTTGTTGACGAGCGTGGTTTGATCGTTGCCCTCAAAGGCATGAAGCTGATCATTCCTCGCCAGCTACAGTTTGTTGCCGAGCGTCTGTTGGTATCTAACCTCCGTGTTGGAACTGCCGACAACGACATCAACGCAATCAAGTCTTCAGGCATGCTTCCAGAGGGTTATGTAGTCAACGACTTCCTGACCGATCCAGACGCATTCTTCATCAAGACTGATGCGCCAAACGGCTTCAAGCACTTTGAGCGTATGGCTCTGTCAACTGCAATGGACCCAGATTTCGACACTGGCAACATGCGGTTTAAGGCTCGTGAGCGTTACAGCTTCGGCTTCTCAGACCCACGCGCTGTGTTCGGTTCACCGGGCGCATAAGTGTAGGTACAAAGATATTAAAGGGCGGCTATTCAGCCGCCCTTTTTTTGTGTATAATAAGTCATCCCTGACAACCGCACGGTGCGGTTGACACTAGCCACGACAGGAGATCTAAATGGCTCGTACAACTTTTTCAGGTCCACTAAAGGTAGATACCGCCTTCTGGGCCGCCCCAATCCTTTTTGCAAACCTGCCTGCGGCTTCAGCCGACAACG